AGAAGAAGTAGAAGCTACTGAAGACAAAGAAGAAATGGCAGAAGAAGAAAACTTAGCAGATGTAGGAGATTGGGAAGGTATGGAGAAAAGAATACAAAACCTTGAAGATGCAGTTGCTAAACTTAAAGAAGACAAAGTAGGAGGAGACGAAGAAGTAGAAGAACTAGCTGAAGAAGTAACAGAGCCAGGTACTAATCCTAAGTCTATCAAAACAACTGAAGTAGTTGAATTTTCAGCAGAAGAAGAATTAGAGAAGTTAAAGTCTGAAAACGAAAAACTTAAAACTGAATTAGCTAAATCTCCAGCTGACTCACCAATTAATACAAATAAATTTAGCTCAGAAAGAAAAGCTCTATCAAGAAAAGAATACAGCAAACTATCTAGGCAAGAAAGATTTTTATACAACTTAAACAAATAATAATAATTTAAAATTTTAAAAAATGGCGTTTACTACAACATCAAACTTTTCTGGAAAAGCAGCAGGATTTTATATCTCAGCAGCTTTAAAAGAAGCAAAATCACTTGACTTTCTTAATGTAATAGAAAATATCAAGTTCAAATCTAATATCCAACGTATGGCTGGATCAGGAGTAGTTGCTGATGCAACTTGTGACTTTACAGGAGCAGGTACTTTAGCACTTACTGAGAAAGTATTAGAACCTAAAAACTTACAAATCAACTTAGACCTTTGTAAATCTACTCTTTTAGATTCTTGGGAAGCTTTACAAATGAGAGCAGGAGCAGGAGCACCACCTCCAGCATCTTTTGATGACTATGTTATCTCTTATATGGGAGAAATCATTGCAGAAGCAACAGAAGAAAGCATTTGGTCAGGTACAGCAGTAGCAGGGAAATTTAACGGTTTCTTAGGAGCTGCAACAGGTTACCTTTTACCAGGAGTTGATGCAACAGTTGTTCAATCAACAGCTTCAGGAGCTTACACAGCAGCTAACATTATAGCTAACCTACAAACTTTAACAGCTGATATGGCTACTAATATTTCAGCAGTATTAAGAAAAGAAGACTTGCATATCTATATGAGTCCTAAAACTTATGCTTTATATATCTCAGCTATCTCAGCAGCAGGATATGTAAATGCTTACTCTATGAACGGAGACTATGAGCCTTTATTTGAAGGTTACAAAATCGCAGTTTGTCCAGGAATGGCAGATGACGAATTAGTAGCAGCTCAAAAATCTAACTTATTCTTTGGTACTGACTTATTATCAGATGCTACAAGAATCACATTGATGGATATGGCTCAGTTAGATGGTTCTGACAATATGAGATTAGTTGCAAGATACTCAGCAGGTGTTCAAACTGGAGTAGGAGCTGATATCGTAAGACAGTCGTAATAACAAAAATAACGGGAGAGTGTAAAAGCTCTCCCTTAACTTAAAAATAATAAACAATGGCTTGTACAGCACTTACTAGAGGAAGAACATTGAACTGTAATAGAATTAGTGGAGGTATTTCTGCTGTTTATTTTGCAGTCTTAGACCAAATTACATCTATTACTTATGATTCAACTGCTGCACCAAACGGTGTAAGAGAGATTGATGATATAGATATGGGTGCTAATAGTATTTACAAATATGCTTTACCATTAGGTACATCATCTTTAACAGATACTATTGTAGGTTCAAGAGAAAATGGTACTATATACTATACTCCAACTATCAATATAATTTACAATAAACTAAGTAAAGAGGATCAACAAGAGATTAAATTATTGGCTGCAACTAAAACAGTTGTATTTGCTGAATTAAATCAACAACTTGCTAATGGACACAATGTAATTGTAGCTATGGGAATGGTTAATGGAATGGAACTTAATGCAGGTACTATGGACTCAGGAGCAGCTTGGGGAGATAGAAACGGATATACTTTAACTTTTGACGGAATGGAATCCCAACCTTTTGCAATGGTTCAAGATTACACAACAACACCTTTTGACAATTTAGATTCAGGTGGGCCGATTCCAATTGTATCAACAGGACTATAATCTTAATTAGTAG